TGAGGGATTAACAACTGTGCAGCAGTCGATTGATTGGACTAACGGACAATCTGATGAGAGAACCTCTTCTATAGTAAGTAACTACGCAGCGGTATACTGGCCCTGGGTTAAAACCTTTGACAGTATTGCTCAAAAGGATAGGTATTATGATCCCTCCATCTTCGCTGTGCGACAGATGGCTTACACAGATGAGGTTGGGGAGCCCTGGTTCGCTCCTGCTGGCGTTATACGGGGCCGCTTGACCAAACCTACGGAGGTAGAGGTCAGCATCAACCAGGGCGACAGAGACTCTATGTACAGTGGAGGCAATGTGGTTAACCCTATAGTTAACTTCCCTCAACAAGGGATGATGATCTTTGGGCAGAGAACCGCTCAAAGAGACCCCACCGCTCTTGATAGGGTAAACGTAAGACGCTTACTTATCATTATTCGTAAGACGTTGTTATCCTCTACTCGAAGATTCGTTTTCGAGCCTAATGATGCTACTACTTGGGAAAAGATAGTAAATGTTGTTGACCCACTTCTTGCTGATATTCAAAGAAGAAGAGGGTTGGTGGAGTATAGAGTAGTTTGTGATGAAACTACCAACACTGCTGTTAGAGTTGATAGAAACGAACTGTGGTGCAAGGTTCTTCTTAAACCCACTAAGGCGGCAGAGATCGTTGTATTTGAGCTTAACCTCACTAACCAATCGGCAACCCTTTAAAGGATTAAATTATGGCTAAATCATCTTATTACGCTAATAACCTCAATCGAGACTTAAATGAGAATGATGGTCTTCCCGTTATCTCTCAAGATTTAGAGTCTGTAAGGTCTTATCAATGGGAGATAACCTTCTTCCCACCTGCTGACGTTGAGATTCCTCTTACTTTCTCCAAGCCTCTTACTCTTGCAGCTAAAAGAGTAAACGGCATGAGGGTTCAGGTAGAAGATATCGCTGTTAATAGAGTTAACGATGTCACTTACTACCCAGGTAGACCTTCTATGGGTGAGCTTGAAGTTACTTTCGATAACCTTTTAGCTACTAAAGCGGGTTTCCAATTATATAAGTACTTCCAGTCGGTTTATGATCCCTACACGGGCGAGTTTGCTAAAACATTCCTCGATACCCCTGGGCAGTATAAGACTACCGCTGAAGTTCTAGAGCTTAATGGTCAGATGGAACCTATTTCTATGGTTAAATTAGTTGGGTTATACCCCAAGAGATTTACTAAGGCAGAGAAGAACTACTCTACCAACGAGTTTGATACTATTACAGTAACCTTCCGTTACGATTTCCTATTCCAATTAGGTGAGGCGCGGTAGAGCTATTATAAATTAGGAATTGGCCCAACTCAGCCTGTGTCTTGGTTGGGTTGGGCTTTTTTTATTATTATGGAATTTTTTAACCAACTACTAACCAGCTACAGTTTGCTAAAGAAGCGCAATCTTGAAGTCTCTCTTGACGAGGCAAGGGAGAGGGAAAAAGGTATAAGAGGTTATAATGATTTATATGAATTAGCGCAAAAGGAGGGACCTCAGCAGCAAAGAGCCGTGGACGTTTTAGGAATGGTAGACGCTGCTTGGAAGAAGGCTGAAGGGATACAAGCTAAAGAGGGTGAGGGAACTATTGCTACCACTTCTTGTCAGGAAATAGTTCCTATACGAACAGCATCGACAGGGGAATTTAGTACAAAGAAAGGCGAGGGGGAGACGGGTTTTAAAAATAAAGAAGCTGTCTGCCTATGGGATCAAAGTATTAATCAAGCAGTCGAGGGACTGGGGGGGCCTCCTTTAAATCCTAGTACCGAAGCTCTATTAAAAATTCCTGAAGTTCAGGAAATGGTAGATTATAAACCTACTGAGGAAGAGGTGGCGGCGGGGGTTCCACCAGATGCTGGTTTGAGATTAATAGATGTTTTAGCTCAACTGGCTGAAAGGGTAGTTGATAATCCCCTACTTAGTAAATTGATGGATGCTAACATTACAGGGCAAGCTTCTATCCCTGTTAAGGTAAGAAATAGTCTAATAGGTGATGAGTTTAGACTTACTACTGACGATAAAGTTGGAACTAAGACCGCTTACGATGGTTATCAGCAACCAGATATCGTATCTGTTACAAACTCTTTAAAAAATCTAGATAAACTCATAGAGCTTCATGAAAGGGTAAACCCTAATGCACAAGGTCCACTACCTGAGATTACCCAAGATGATGTAGACTTTATAAACTCTAAAGTAGCAAAAGTGGTTCACATCGCTAGAGGTAAAGGTAATCACCCTGAGGATAGGGTTTTTGTAAAGTCAAATATAAATGATTCTGTGGGTTTTAGTTATGATTTTAGAGCAGGTAAAGGAAAAGGTACTCAGGCAGGGACTATATTTAACGAATTAATACAAGAGATTGAGGAAGGTTTACAATTAGCTGAAGAAACAGGTTTAATTACGTTACCTGAAGATGGTGTTTTTGAAGAGGTTGATATTGCCGCTCAAGACTCAGGACTTAATAATGTTGTAGGTGATCTATCCGAGGATATGCCTGCTATGGTAACGCTTTTAATGGAGGGCACCCCAGCAGGCAGGAGAAAGTTTAAAGAATTCTGGGATAAATTAATCTCTGATTATCAAGACGATGATGGTCATAAATTTACAAGGGCTTTTAAACTTGATGACGTAGTGGATGATGGTTTCTTAGTAGCTACAGAGGAAACGGCAGTATTAAACAAGTCCTTGAATAGGTTAAAAAGATATTATGGTGACACTGAGGGTGGGCAAATCTTACGAAAAATATCCACCTCTCTTATGAACTCTGCCGCTATGGATATGCTACGGATGAAGCCTGATTACTCCGCAAGGGTAGGAAAGACAAGGGCAGGGGCTGAAGCTAAAGGGACGAACGATAAAACTGATGTAGTTTTATTTTATAAAGACGAGGACAGGGCGCAGGATGCTGCAAAGAGAGGGGGTAGTGGAGATGGTAAAGCGGAGATGGGTAAGGTAACTGACTTAGTACAAGGAGAGGATTTAGAAAAACTTAAAGAATTATACCCTGAGTTAGCTAAAGAATTAGATAAAAATCCAGACCATGAAATGTGGTACACTAATGACAATATGAAATGTACCTCTGACGGTAAGACTACTAATGCAGGATCAACATCAGGCCCTAAAGTAATAGCTGAACAATTTATAAACCCTAACTCTCCGCAAAGTCTTACACTAATGAAAGGTTTAGGTGATGCAAAAACCTTAAAGGATATGGGAGTGGACCTTCCTGGAGTAGGGAGTTGTTTTGAAACTGTATTAAGCGATATGAATGCAGTTGATGACATCCTTAATGGTATAGGTTCTGCGAGTGTAAGTAAAGAAGAAGCTCAAGAGGTATTTATACAAGCTTTAGGCCCCACAGCTTTAAAAGACTTAGGTATAGATGAGAGGCAGCAGCAGGATATAGTGGGTTTATTAAGTGAAATTAATGGCGCTCCTACTGCGAGAAATAAGTTGAGAGCTAAACTGCAACAAGGTCTCCTTACTAGAAGGTTAGAGATGGCAGGCGATGGCCCAGAAGGAGCTAATTGGAGGGCTGCTGGTGCTTTAACCGTAATGAGGGGTTGTTATGATGGTAATAATGGTTCTAAAATAGTTTATGACTACGCCCGTGAAGGTTATTACAGGTATAACAATAACACACCTTTAATGACATCAATGCGTGAGTTTATAAAAACTGGTGAGGGTTACACTAGACAAAAATCAAGTATAGGTGAGGGCAGTTCTATGTCCATCGCTGGTTATAGAGGAAGTTTTACTGGAGGATCTGAGTCAGTAGGTATGAAGTGGACTGCTCCTGTACACGGTAAATTCCATCGAACTAAATCGCCTGAAGAAGAGAATAGTAGCACTGAATATTCCACCACGGAACTTATGAATAAGTTATTAGAAGTTCAACAGTTAATATTCTCTAGCTTAATTAAAGAATAAAGAACTATCTATACTTAATACATCTTTAAAAGATACTAAGATATAGTTATTTAATATATGTATTATTCTTTTCTTGTTAAGGTTTAGTTGATTACTTATATGGCTATCTTGTTTAATTAAAGCTATAATATCACGCCTATCCTGTGCCATCAAAACAATTGCTTCTTTTTTTGCTTGGTTTGCATCTTTCTCTGCCTGTTTGATGAACTCATAGATCTTAGATTTGGGATCAAGTAGGGAGTAGATATCCAGATTGTTGTAACCCTTCTTACATTCAATGCTGTAGATGAAGTTTTGAGGGGTTATCAAATCTCCATGTATTTTTAGATGATCTGGGAGGTTGTGCGTGGTAGCATAGGCACCCGAGCCAGGAGATCGTTGGAAGTCGGTGGTCTCAAAGTGTTCGTTTAATATCTTGGCTACCTTGCGCTCGAATGCAGAGCCTTTAGCCTTACTATTCTTTCGTTTAGGTTTCTTACGCAGCTTTTCAAAGTTATAAGAATCTTCCATAATTGTTGATATTCAACTCCTTCATCACTATTATAGGGTATGTTAGAAACAAAATTGACACCTTCAGACTTCGAAGAAGCCATGAAGACCTTTAAACCAGATGACTGGTCTGTTAAGATCGAGTACAGAAAGAGAGATCGTATGAAGATTGGATTTAAGCTAGGTAAAGAAGAGGCGGAAGCCTTTACTAACTTTAAAAATCAAACAAAGCCTGATTCTATTTCAGAAGATAGTTTTCTTAAATCTATTTTCTTTTTAGGGCTTTCCACTCTTGAGGCTAATATTTCCCGCAAGATTCAAGACCAGCTTGAGGAAGACTCTAAAGATGAGGATGTAGTTATCCCTGAAGAAGAAGTGGCTGAGGTTGTTGATGACACTAACGCAGAGTAATCTAATTTACTGCACCCGAGAGAATCAGATTAACAGACTGATTAAGGAGCAGAAGTTTAGTAAAAAGAAATCTTACTTTCTTTTTGTCTCCTTATGGGATGACGTTTGCTCTTCTTTACTTAAGGAACTTGAAAATAATCCACCTCCCTTTCCTGTCAATATTGTAAACTCATTTGATACTCCTCATAGTTTTGTTATTTGGAGTGTTGAGAAGACCCCTACCTTAGTGATGTTAGATGGAGGTGGTAGGAAAGTTAGTACCACAGGCCATGTGACGGATATTTATAAACGCTTGAAATTGGAGAAGTGATGAAGAAGTGTGACGGAACCTTTGAAAGTATCGGATGGAACGTAGGAGAGGTCGTTCAACAAAAACAAAATGCTTACGGGGATTCCTTTGGGAAGAGTGGTGAGTGTCTTCGCCAGATGTACCCTAATGGTGTGAAGCCCGAGCAGTATGACGATCTTCTTACTGTTACTAGGATCTTAGATAAACTATTTCGTATAGCTAATAACCCTACAGCCTTTGATGAGAATCCGTACCAGGATATTGTAGGGTATGGCCTCCTGGGGATGAAGAGGCATAACTCTAAGTCTAAAGGGAAGAGTCCTGCCAACCCTTCACATCATAACTCTCTAACCTACGCACAGGATGGAAATCCTGAATTAAAACCTTAAGGGTACTTGCCTTTTAGAAGCTCCTCGTAAGCTTCTAATTTTTCGGAGTACTTCTTATCTTTTGTATAGATTAGACGCAAGTTATTCATTATAATTGTGGTGAAGTAGTTGAAAGCTTTGCCATTTTC